AAAAATCCATATAGCTCATAACTCTTCTTTATTGGACACTAATGTTCCAGATGATCAAAAATTATATGGCTATCACAGACTAGATGATCCTATTGTTTCAACAGTAACACAAGGTAGTATGTTGATTACACGAAAGTCTAAGCTAGAACCACCAAATCCAATAGAAGAAAAGCCTAACATAGTAGGCAGAGAAGACATAGCAGGTGTAACATATGAGGAGTAAAAATGTTTGAATTAGGTATAAGCAATGTAGGAAGTGTTAATGTAATGACTTCCGACAAAGGAGGTCTATCAAATGAGCAAGTTGCTGATTTGGCAGTTGATAAAATAGTTAGTATATCTGATGAAGCTCCAGCTCATATTAGGCAACAAGCGAATCAATTTAGAGAACATCTTAAACATGTTCTCTATCACTATCTGCTCTTGGCAAGAAAAGAAGAGCGTGGTACTATAATCCAAGCTTTGAAATCAAGTGGTCATAAAGAAATGGCTGAATATATAAGGAGATTATAACATGGCTATAGCCCAAGCGATGTGCACATCATTTAAAAAAGAATTGATGTTAGGAACACATAACTTTGCGACAAACGGAAATGCTTTTAAATTAGCACTTTATGCAGAAGGTGGTGGTGGTAAATCTTCTACTACTGCAACATTAGGAGCAGCGACAACTGCCTACACAACAACTGGTGAAATTGCTAATAGTGGTAGTTATGCAGCTGGTGGTGGTGCTTTAACAAAAGTAGCTCCGAATACTTCTGGTACAACTGCTTTCACAGATTTTGCTGATATAAGTTTTACTACAGCAACTATTACTGCTATGGGTGCATTAATTTATAATGACACAAATAGTGATAAATCTGTGTGTGTATTAGATTTTTCAACTAATAAGACATCTACATCAGGCACATTTACTGTTCAGTTCCCAACTGCTGATGCTTCAAACGCTATAATTCGTATAGCTTAAAGTAAACCGTTATGGCTAACGGTTGGGGTCAAGGTACTTGGGGTGCAGTAGGTTGGGGAGGTATTGGTAATACCTCTTTTGCTGTTACTGGTGTTGCAGGAACTGGTGAAGTCGGAGATGAAGCTACTTCGGGTGGTTCTGTTGTTATAGAAACTGGTCTTCAAGCAACTGGTTCTGTCGGTACTGTTGTAGCAAGTAGTGTTCATATAATCACTCCTGCATCCGTAGTTGGTACGGGTGCCGTAGGTAATGTACTACCCAAAATACCAATTACTTTTTCTGTCACGGGTGTGTCTGCTACATCTCAATTTCTATCTGGTTGGGGTAGTGATGCTTTTGGTGCTCATATTTGGGGTGGTGGTGTATTTGCTGATGTAGGGCAGAATATTGTACCTTCTACAAATGTAGGTCAAGCCTTAGTACAAAGTGTGAGCCTAGTTGGTTCAAGTGTTCTTTCTGTTACGGGTGTTGCAGGAACGTCTGCCGTAGGTAGTGTGGTAGTAGATGCACAAATGAAATTTAGTGCCACGGGATTAGCAGGCACAGGTTCCGTAGGTAATACGTCAGAAGTAGGTTCTAACTTAGTTGTTTTAACTGGTACTTCTAGTACTATTTTTATTAGTGGGTATGAAGCAAGCACAGTAACAAAAGTTGTAACTGTTCAATCCGTTTCAAGTGCTAACAAATATTTTATTGACGGGGTACAACAACAAACACAAGAACTCTTCGAAGGTAATACATATTACTTCGATCAAAGCGATAGTTCTAATAGTGGTCATCCGTTAAGATTTAGCACAACTTCAAATGGTACACATAATAGTGGTTCAGAATACACGACTGGAGTAACCACTAGTGGAACTCCAGGTTCTTCTGGAGCATATACACAGATAACGGTAGCCACTAAAGCACCAACTCTTTATTATTATTGCACGAACCATAGTGCAATGGGTGGTCAAGCTAACACTCCCGCCATTTATTCTGTACTTACTTCTACTGGTGCACCAACAACAAATGTTGTTGGAACAATGGCATTAGGTAATGAATCTGTAACGGCTGGTTCTAATACAGCAGTTACATTAGCTGGAATGGAAATCTCGGCAGGAACACTTGCCATCAGTGGGGGTTCTGTGTTATCTTTGACAGGACTTGAAGCTACAGGTGGAACTGGAGAAGAACAAGTTTACGGATTAATTACGCCAACACAATTGGCAAATTGGATTGAAAGGGCAGCATAATGGCAACATATGTTAATAACCTCAGATTAAAGGAAATTGGAACTGGGGATGAATCTGGTACATGGGGTGCTTCGACAAACACCAACTTAGAATTGTTAGGTGAAGCACTGGGTTTTGGTACAGAGGCTATAACAACAAACGCAGATACTCATGCAACCACAATAGCGGATGGTGCTTCAGATGCGGGAAGAGCCTTATATATAATATATACTGGAACATTAGATTCAGCTTGTACTATTACTATCGGTCCAAACACAATGAAGAGAGTCCATATAATTAAAAATGGAACAAGTGGCTCACAAAATATACTTATTAGTCAGGGTTCTGGTGCAAATATTACAATTCCCCCAGGAGACACAAAGGTCGTTTCTTTAGATGGTGCAGGTTCTGGTGCAGCAGTTACAGATGTATTTGCTTCATTAAGTGTTGTTGATTTAAAAGTACAAGATGATCTTACCGTAACAGACGATATGTCAGTGGGTGGCACCGCAACTTTATCTGGGTTAGCCTATCCAACTTCTGATGGTAGTGCAGGACAGTTTCTAAAAACAGATGGTAGTGCCTCATTAGGTTTTGCTACTGTTGATACAACAACAAAAGCAGATGACATTGCAGCAGGAGATGCGGCAGTTAATATTACCACGACATCTGGTAATATTACGATAGATGCTGCAGCAGGAGATGCTGACATTATATTTAAAGGAACGGACGATTCTACAGATATAACTGCTCTTACACTTGACATGTCCGCAGGTGGAGACGCAATTTTCAGAGTTGGAGCTACTTTTGGTGCTTCATTACTTCCATCCACAGATGATTCTTTTGACTTAGGCTCTTCTTCTAAACAATGGAGAGATATATATACTGGTGATATAAACTTAAACAACACTAAAACAAGAGACAACGAAGTAGATGGAACAAGAGGCTCTTGGACAATACAAGAGGGCGATGATAATTTATTTATATTAAACAGACTTAATGGCAAAAAGTATAAATTTAAACTAGAGGAGATGATCTAATGGCTATGTTTGTCGGTGGAGTACAAGTAACTGGTACTCAAACTTTGGATGCAACAAAATTAACTGGAAACCTTCCCGCTATAAGTGGTGCAAGTTTAACGGCTTTGACTGCCGCGAATGTTACTGCAAACGGTACGCTTCCCGCATTAAACGGTTCTAACTTAACATCACTTCCCGCGGCTTCAGCAGTACCCGTTGTCAGTGTAGGAACAGTTGGTTCTTATGCAATGTGTGGTTTTTCAAGAAGTTATAACTATGCAGGAGGTAATAACCAAAATAACGGTACAACTTTTAATGGTGCTGTTTATAGTAATAGTAGTGGAACTAACAATAGTGGTGGTGCTTCAGGAACTTGGCGTAACAATGGTGGTGCTATAAGCATTGCAACTAGTGGTCAACCTAATGCCGCGACTGTTTGTCAACGAATATCATAGGAGGAAAAGATGGCGATAACTATTGGAAATACTAATAAAACTTTATTAGGTGCAAAAAACCCAGTCTGGGCAGATTCTGATGAAACTATAGTAGAACTAGACTGTAAATTTTCACATTATGCAGATCTAGGAATAACTGAAAATGATGGTTACTTAAAGTTTATAGCGATGAAAACTGACCCAGAACCACATGGAGTAGAGATATATAATAATTGTATAGCAGAAGTGTATGGAAAGATTGGTGACCATGTTCCGCCAACAGAACCACCAGAGGGTTGGAAAGAAGGCGATTAATAATGAAAGGACATATTGGATTAGACGTTTGGACTGAACCTACTAATTTTATAGAGGAGTTTAAATGTCCTGATAATGTAGTTGATGACCTTTTGCATTACTTTAAAAGAAGAGAAGATTGCCAAGCACCTGGTACTTTTGGTGATGGCGAAATGTCTAAAAACCCACAAGTAGCTATGGATATTAGAAAAATAGACAAAGAAAGAAAAGACTCAAAAGATTTAACTTTCTTTCTTCAAGGTTCTTCAGAAAATCAAGATTATCTAAATCATCTAAATCAAAGCGTAGAAATCTATGCTAGAAAATATGAAACCTTATTACATATGATGGGTATAGGTCTAGCAGAGCAAGTAAACATTCAACACTATCCTATTAGTGGTGGATATAAAGAAATGCATTGTGAAAGATTAGGTTATTTTAATCAAAGTATTAAAAGAGTTCTAGTATTTATGACTTACCTAAATGATGTTCCTGATGGTGGGACAACATTTAAATATTACAATCATACAGAAAAAGCTAAAAAGGGTAAAACTATAATCTGGCCCTCTGATTGGACACATACTCATTGTGGTGAAATATCGCATACATCAGAGAAGTTTATTATTACTGGTTGGATTAGCCATTTGTGGGACATTCCATAGTAATTATTAAAAATAGGTGGAACTTACAATATGCCTTTAACAAGTTTAAAATTCAGACCTGGGATTAACAGAGAAGTAACCTCTTACTCTAATGAAGGAGGCTACTTTGACTGTGAAAAAGTTAGATTCTATACTCCTTTCCCAGAAAAGATAGGAGGTTGGGTTAAGCACTCTTCAAATACTTATGTTGGAGTTGCAAGAGCCTTACATAATTATGTAGCACTAGATGGTTCAAACTACATGGGTGTAGGCACACACTTAAAATATTATATTGAAGAAAGTGGTGTGTTCACGGACATAACACCTATCCGTAAAACTTCAACAAACAGTGTAACTTTTGCAGCTACAAATGGTTCTTCAAGTATTACAGTTACTGATAGTTCTCACGGTGCCGTTCAAGGAGACTTTGTTACTTTTGCGGGAGCTGCTAGTCTGGGTGGTTTAATTATAGCCAATGTTTTAAATCAAGAATATGAAATAGACTCAATAACTGATGCTAATAGTTTTGTGATCACTGCAAAAGATACAAGTGGTAGCACTGTAACTGCAAATGGTTCAGATAGTGGTAACGGTGGTTCGGGTGGAGATGCCTCTTATCAAATCAATGTAGGTCTTAACACAACTGTTGGTGGTAATGGTTGGGGAGCAGGAGGTTTTTCTGGTGTTAACTCGGATCTTTCAACCTTTGGTTGGGGAGAAGCAGCAAATACGGGAACTACTGCAACTGTTCGTTTGTGGACTCATGATAATTTTGGTGAGGATCTACTTATAAATCCGAGAGATGGAGGTGTCTTCTATTGGGATAAATCAGATGGATTGACTTCAAGAGCAGTGGCACTTTCTTCTGAATCAGGAGCCTCTGACGTACCTACGATTGGCAGACAAGTTATGGTTTCAGATATAGACAGACATATTATTGTCTTTGGAGCCAATACTCTGGGAACCACGGTCCAAGATCCATTGTTAATACGCTTTGGTTCTCAAGAATCTTTAGTTGATTTTACTCCTACTGCAACAAATACAGCAGGCGATTTAAGATTAAGTAGTGGGTCTGAATTTATACAAGCAGTAGAAACAAAACAACAAATACTAGTGTTTACGGACAGAAGTCTTTTTTCCATGAGATTTATAGGTCCTCCTTTTACTTTTGGCTTACAAGAACTATCAAAGAATATAACTATTATGAGTTCCAAATCTGCCGTAGCTGTTGATGAAAGTGTTCTGTGGATGGGTAAAGAAAACTTTTATATTTTTAATGGTGGAAAAGCTCAACAGTTACCTTGTACTGTACGAGACAAAGTATTTTTAGATTTTAATTTTGATCAAGGTGATAAAGTTTGTGCTGGAGTAAACTCACAATGGTCAGAGGTATGGTGGTTTTACCCTTCCGCTAGTTCTAATGAAAATGATAAATATGTTATTTTTAATTATGCTAATCAAACATGGTACTACGGAACATTAAGTAGAACTGCTTGGCATGATAGAGGTGTAAGACAATATCCTATCGCAGCAGGTTCTCAATATTTATATGATCACGAAAATGGTAACGATGATGATGGCTCTGCTATGACTGCATCTGTTGAATCTAGTCAAATGGATATAGGTGATGGCTTTCAATTTAATTTTATTCGTCAATTGATACCAGACATTACATTCGAAGGATCAACATCGGAAGAAAACCCTACTGTAACTTTTACACTACAAGCTAGGAATGGACCTGGAAGTGCCTATGCAACTAATTCTTCTGGAGCATCAACTAGAACAGCATCAACTCCAGTAGAACAGTTTACTGATATAGTAGATGTTAGACTTAGAGGTAGAGCTTTCAACATGAAGCTAGAGTCCACGAACCAAGGAGTATCTTGGAAGCTTGGAACTCCTAGAATAGATATACGACCAGATGGAAGACGATAATGTTTATTACTGCGATACCTCAATATATACAGAATATAACAAATGCAAAAGCTGATCTAACAGGTACTGGTGTAGTCACTCTTTATACTGCTCCTAGTGATGCAGATTTCAATGCATCTGTTATTAATTCTATTTTAGTTTCAGAAGATTCGGGTAATGCAGATACAATAACAGTAACACTCACAAATGGTAGTGATGTTTTTAGCTTATTTAAAGTTGCAGCAGTAGGTGCAAATGCTACAGTCGAGCTGTTAACACATAATCTTGTTTTACAAGGCACAGAAATATTAAAAGTTCAAGCGGCAACAGGAAATAGATTACATGTCGTAGCAAGCATACAAGAGTTTGCACAGAGCAGAAATACAACAGCGTTATAGGATTGAAAAATAAACGATTAATTGGTAGTATAGACTATGGGTATTTTTAAGAACATCACTAAGACACTAAAGAAAGCCGCACCTATTATCGGAGCGGGTATTGGTATGTACTTTGGTGGTCCAATCGGGGCTTCAATTGGATCGGGTATCGGTTCTCTTGCAGCTGGTCAAGACACAGAACAAGCTTTATTAAATGCAGCACTTGCAGGTGGTACTGCGTATATGAGTGGATATGGTAAAGGTTTTGAAAAATTACCTGCATCCACTGGAAGCATGAGTAATATATCGGGTCCAGAAATGATGATGAATCAAACAACCACAACTCCCGTTTCAGCAATACAAGAAGCTGGTGGTAGTGGAGTTTTAAATCAAATAGGTAATTTTGTAAAAGACAACAAAGCATTAACTGCTGGTATAGCTGGTTTAGGCTTAACAGCTTTAGCTGGTGACGAAGAAGGAAAGAGTATGGGTTCCGATATGCGTCCTTATGCTACTGGTAAATCAAGACTAGGGTATGGACGAATTGGCGATAAAATGTATAATTTAGATGATGATGAAGAAAGACAAAAATACTATACAGATAATAGAAATAGACAGAATGATGAGGATGATGTAGGCATTTTTGCGGCGGCAGGAGGCGAAGTTGAAGGACCTGGAACAGGAACATCTGATTCTGTTCCTGCTAGATTATCAGACGGAGAGTTTGTTTTAACTGCGAAAGCAGTCCGTGGTGCAGGTGGTGGAGATAGAAATGTCGGTGCTGCAAGAATGTATGACATGATGTCACAATTAGAAGGAGCCGCATAATGGCAGATCCACAAGAAGTCAAACAAGAACAAATTGTAAGGTTAGCTCCTTTTCAAGAAGAATTTCTAGCAGATATATTTGCAAGTGGTAGAGCTTTAACAGAGCCTGGCTCTCAAATGCCTTATGCCGATCAACAATTAGCTAATCTTTCTGCTCCACAACAACAAGCTGTTACAGCAGCAACACAAGGTGTTGGTTCTTATCAACCTTATCTTCAACAAGGGTCTCAAGCTCTTGGAACGGGGATCGAGGCTCTTGGTACTGGACTTGGAACTATAGGGACTGCGATAGATCAAGCTGGACAAGCAGACTATACACCTACTTCTTATCAAGACTTTATGGATCCTTTTACAGAATCCGTTATTGCAGCACAACAAGCAGATATAGCAAGACAAGGACAAATGCAACAAAACCAACTAGGTGGAAATGCCGTAGGTGCAGGTGCTTTTGGTGGGTCAAGACAAGGTATCGCACAAGCAGAAATAGCAAGAAATGTTATGGATCAACAAGCAAGAACTGGGTCACAACTAAGATCTCAAGGTTTTGCTCAAGCACAAAATGCCGCACAACAAGCAGCACAACAACAATTAAGACAAGCTCAACTTACTGGGCAGTTGGGTCAAACAACTGGTGCACTTGGTCAATCAATAGGACAACTAGGAACGGCAACAGCGGGACTAGGACAACTAGGACAACAAATGGGTGTTCAAGACGTAAACTCACTATTAGGTGTAGGTGCACTACAACAAGGACAAGATCAAAAATCATTAGATGTAGCAAGAGCAAACACACTTGCACAACAAGCCTTACCTTATCAACAAGTTGGTTTTATGTCTGACTTGTTTCGTGGTGTCCCATCATTACAACAAACTTATTCTAAAACCACGAGCCCAGGTCCAAGTACCACTTCTCAAATGTTAGGTTTAGGTATTGCAGGTCTTGGTGCAGCTGGAGCAGCAGGTGGTGTAGGTAATCTATTTAACATGGGTTTATCCCCGAGGAAATAATAAATGAATAATCCTTTACAAAGAAAAATGTTTCGTGAAGCGGGTATGTCTAAACAACCTATGGGTATTCTTGCATCGTCTCCAGAGTTAATGGGTGCAGTTAAAGGGTATGAAAAAGGTGGTACTTATCAAGATAGGGTTATAAGAGAAGCCCAAAAAAATGCACCAGAATTTTCAACACTAGGAATAGCAACGGCTATTCCTGAAATCCCTATCTATGGCAATCCTAAATTAAAAATCTTTAATAGTCCTGGCGAAAATCTTGGATTAGGAGAGATTGGTACTTCTAAAATAGGAGATACATTAAAAGAAGAAAAAGACAAATCACTTAAAAGTGATTTGGATACTGTAGAAGCAAAGCCTAATATTAATGATACTAATAAAAATATTAGGCTTTGCT